TTACTGAATGGACGAGCAGATATGCCAATAGAAACATCGCTAACATCAAACCCCCTAGTAAGAATATCAGTAGCGATAAGACCATGGATATCAGTGTCGGCTTTTGCAAAGTCTTCAATCGTTTTGCGTTTAAATTCATCGTCTTCCTTATATGATATTGATACAAAGTTATAGCCTGCGCCAGCAAACTCTTGAACCAACTTTCGTCCATGTTCTACGCCCGCACAAAATACAATGGTCTTCATAGGTTTGCCGTATATCTCATGAGTCTTTTGTACCCACTCCGCTACGACGTCTCCAACAATCTTCATGCCCCTATCAGAAGCATCGTTAGCATCCCACTCTCCAAAAGAATTCTTTTTAGCACCAGTCATATCAATTTCTTTGGCGATATAAACTTTTAATGGAACTACCCAGCCATCTTCTACCAAATCAATCATAGGTTGTGCGCCAATGACGTTGGTGTATAAGTCAGCAAGACCTTTAGTAAAAGGCGTAGCAGTCAATCCTACCACTTGCATATCAGGATTAGCTTTAATGTAATCTACCGTAGACTTATACATGACGTGTGCTTCATCTACGATAAGTAAGTCTATCTTTAATTCAGATTTACGGCGGGCTAAGGTTTGAACGGAGCAGATTTGAATAGGCTCATAAGGCTTATAACGCCAATGAGTTGCTTGCATTACTCCATGGGGGATTTGATATTTAGATAATCGTTTACTAGTTTGCTCAACCAATACGATTCTATCTAACATCATCGCTACACGTTTACCTTGTGCGGCGGCTTCTTGCATAATTGCCATAGCGCATTCGGTTTTACCGAACCCTGTTACGGCGCAAAGGATTTGACGTTTATGTTCTTTGAATCCTTCATTTAACTTCTCAATAACTTCTAACTGGTGAGGACGAAGCTCAAGCATTTAATACTTTCCGCTTGGATACGCCAAGCTACGTAAGGGTGGGGTACTGATGCAGGCATGTGAAGCCTATTATTTCCAAACGATTTGATACAGGCTATTTAGAGTCGCCGAGCCGACTTTGCACTTTCCCCCGTTGATTAAGCAGCGATACGTTCTAATTTCTCAGCACGACGCTTCCAATATCGCATCTGGTCTAGCTTATCAGCTAAATCATTAGATTTGATATCGAGTTGTGACTTTAAGGCTTTATTGGTTGCTTCAAGTGTTTTAATGTAAGAAAGCAGGTGGGAAATTTCATCTTCTGCAGTAAATTCATACGATTCTACTAATTTCATTTTATCCTATCGAGTGCTATCTGTAAGTCGTAATTTGATGTATTTTTATTGCTTGCAAGCCGTAATGCTTCATTGGCTAGTTCCTTCCATCTTACTACATCTTGGACAGAACCTTGCATAATTCGGGTAGGTATTTTCCCTATTTGCTTTTTAATTTCTTCTCTGTAATTCATTTGTATTTCTCAATCAATTTAGTGCAAAACTCTTTTACTGTTCTGCCTTGTTCTTCTGTATGCCATTGTTTATTAAAGCGATATTCCCGCACGACACAGTTGCCTGCATCAATGTCTTCATCAATTGGAGTATTGTGTGTAAACACTAACAAGATGGCTACTTTAGTTTCACCAATCAAATCTACAATCCGTTCAAGGGCGAGCTTTTGACCAAAGGGTAGTTCGCTATCGCCATGCTTGCATTCACCAAAGATGAATAGCTTGTTATGTATCTCAATACAAAAGTCAATATCCGTAGCAGATATCTTTTCCCATTGAAGATTTTTAAAACTAATCAGTTGGGCGGCTTTATCCCGATTGTGGAATGTTCGGTTCACTTACCGCATTCTTTCTCATGGTCTGATAACTGTTGTAAGAATTCAGCGTGCTGTTCAATTGTGTCGTTGATAGCTTTCTCAATATCCTTCTTTTTAAAAATGGCGTCAAAGTTATTGCGGTATTCGTCGGTAGTCTGTTTTTGCGGTTCACGTTCCATATTTTTCTCCTATCAAATAACCATCAGCCCATAGGACAGGACGAGAGGGTGATATGCTCAGATAACTAAGTATAGACCACTCTTCAGCCAGCTTACGCCCACTGCCCCCATGAGGTACTGTTCTTCTTCCAGAGCGCCTATCAACTAGAGTCGGCCATACTCCCTTACATCACCCATCACTGCTCTGTTCGTGTAGATACCCAGTTAAGTTCTACTGCGCCGTCCTGTCATACTGCATTAGCGCACCCTGTTGCTCGGGCATTAGCTTGTCCATGTAAGGTAGCTGGACTAACCGTCTGTAACGTCGCTCTACGGCGAAAATGAAAAAACCTCATAGGGTATGAAGTCTACGATTTGGTCATTCGCTTATGTTTATCAACGGACAACTAAACATAAGAAAACTGTGTTGTAGACCCCATACGATATGAGGCTTTATCCGTCAAGTATAACATAAAAGAACCGACCAAAGTTCATTTACGCCCAGTTAGTATATCACAAAAAAAAGAGGCGTCAACTAGACGCCCCAAACTTCCTCACGAGAAGTTACTTTTTCTTACAAAAGTCTTTCAATGTAGAGATTATACAGCTATACCAAAATTCATACGCTTGTTTGGTACGCTCAGATAACTCTTCAAACTTCTTATATTGTTCTTCAAATGAAAACATAGTTTTCTCCTTTAAGTTTACAGTTGCCCTTTTTAACTTAATAGTTACGGGTTTTGTGTAGTATATTACAAATTTTGTTGCAATGCAATATATTCCAGTATGAGCCGCAAATGTATAAAATACGGCTCAATTTATATATGTGGGTATCAATGTATATACAAAATATATACCTTTAGGTTACAAAATGTATCTCATTGTTTACAAATGTATGTAATACGTTCATGCCATCATGCCGCATGAAACTTTATTGAAAATTCATGCACTTTTGGTGCAAACATGTGACATTACAGTGCAGAGCGCACCATAAATAAGCCATATAAATCAATGACTTACGTGTTATAATGAGTCATGTTTACTATATTCTTTGATGGTCACTACACAGCCTCCGCCCTTAATCTTTTCGGCACGCTCAATGGTCAGCTTCCAGACTTGCTGGTCGTCATCATAAACATACCCTTGTAATGAGTCGCATATTGCTTTTCCACAATTATCTATATCCATTAATCTCTTATCTCTGGGATGTAAGATTATGGACAGTTCTACTGGATGACCCTCAAACCCTTGCAAATCTTTGCAGGCTAGTGCTACCGCTTTCTTAAACTCCATTCCTCGCTTTGAAATGTACCGACGATGACCGGACGCCATCCAATATGCATTGACGCTGGGTGGATATGGAAGACTAAGGGTAATCACCTATATTCAACTTTCTGTTATGGAGATAGTATTAATCCATTATATAGGGAACTTATGGAAGATGGACTGGTAAAAGGCGTTTGTCCGTGTGACAAATGTGAACACATTCAATTATGCAAAGAACAGGAGTGGGCTTGCAGAGCCTTTGCCAGCTTTGTTTGGAGCAATTATTACTATGAGCATTCCGTTAAAATTCCATGCCGTGGAACATTTAATAAAATCTTTAATGTAAAAGATAACAGCGAGTTAAAGAATTTTTTGCACAAGGAAAAAGATGAAGATAAGCCTAAAGATAACGAAAAGAAATGAAGATGGGTCAGCCGATGCTGTGGTTGACTATGACAATGATGGTTTGAAGGTAATTGTTCAATATGGCGTAGTAGCCATGCTTAAGGAGGCAGTAAGTGTGAGAAAAAGAGATATTTTAGATAGGAAAAAGAAAAAAGTATCGTTTGAAATGCAGACAAATTTAGAAGATTCTATTGAAGCGTTTTATACGTTATTAGAAGATATCAAACTCTTATATAAGACTCATGGAGACCGCAAGTTGCCCATGGATGAAAACGAAATGGCAAACGCCCTTTTAGGTTTAGTTACCAAAGGTGAAATGCTTGCTTATTGGGCTACAAATGCTTATGAGAGGGCGTTTCAGTTAAACGACTATGCTTCAGATGAGGTAAAAGCCCGCAGAGCAGTCATTATGGGATGGAGTAAAGACGATGATGATGGGAGATGCTAATGGAATACGAAATGACACTTACAGAAGTTAGTGAAAAATTAAATATAGCACGTCAAACAGCAGGATTAATTGAGCGAAGAGCTATAGAAAAATTTAAAGCATTGATGGAAGAAAAAGGTATTAAAATAGAAGACTTGTTAAAAGATGAGTAGCTGGTTAATTATTGTGACTGGTCTTATCTATGCTTATATTTCTGCGGAGCAAGCATTTAAAGGCAATCCATGGGTATCCGTAATCTATGCCGGATATTCTTTTTCTAACGTAGGTTTATACATGATGGCTAAATAGGAAAAATTGTGGAAAAAGTATTTGCTTGGTATTTAATTTCTTTATACACAGGTGGTTCGGGGTTATTTTATTCTCCGCCAATGGTTACAGAACAAGATTGCAGAAACTTACAAACAGCAATGAAGTGGGTTTACATCAAGTCAGAATGTGTGCAGTTAAATGTATATTTAGTTAAAAATAAATAGGAACAAATATGAATCGTAGGTCATTTTTACAGGCGGTAGCATTAGGCGTTGGGTACATTACCCTACCAGCATTAGCGACCACCCGTTCAACACGCATATACACTGCGCAAGGATTGAAAACCGCCATGGAGAATATGTTTATCTGCAAAGAGGGCGAGCCTAGAGCATTCATGGAGTTAACCCGTAAAGCCGCTAAATCTTATCTAACGCCGCAGTGTTTCGCAATTATTCCAAAAGAATATGAGATTATCCGGCTTACTTATCAAACCTTTGCTTACGCTATAGAAGGCGGTAGTGCTATTGATGCAGAATCCCAATTATCAACATTCTTTTACGAAGAGTTCCAAAAGATTGCGGATAATCAAAACTATATGTTGATTTGGCGCCTTGAACCTCATTTTAATTCTGAACCCATTATTTATTTTGGCGATACATTTTTAACCAAAGAAGAGATTGAAGACAGAGTTTGGAAAAATAAAAACTATCAACCTAAAGTAAAAGTGTTGGGCGGTGATTGGACAACTTACGTTTATGATAATTTAGAAATTCCTATTCCAGTAGGCGTAGATTATGACTTTTCTACTGGCGCAATGAAATATGTTGAACGTCAAACGATGCTGCATAAAATGCGGATGCGCTTAGTTATTCCCGAAGTTCAAGAGCAGTTTGCAACATTAGCAAAACCCGAAGGACAACCCATGAAAAAGTTAGGAGCGTAAAATGGTAGATTACAGCGAAATATTATTAAGCATTAACAAGTCTATGCAAGAGGTTCATAAGCTATTACTTGCAGGAAATAAAGATGCGGCAGAGTCTTATCTTAAAGCAGTATCAGCAAGTGCTGAAATGTTAGCGGCTTGGTTACATCAAAACAAATGAAGTTAACTAACAAGTACAATTTGCCCCAAACTTTTGTTAATGTGGCACTACGCCCTGCCTACACCAAAGGCAAAGCCCATGTATCGGCTACTGAGTTATTGAGTAGCCCCCGTGTAGTACAATTAAAAAAGAAACACGATGACGATATCGTGGAAGATGTATCCGATTTAATTTGGTCTATTTATGGGACGGCAATTCATGGAGTACTCGAACAAGGTAAAGATGAAAACCATATTGTTGAGCAAAGACTTCACGCTGAACTGGATGGCTGGCATCTTTCTGGCGCTATTGACTTACAAATTGTACATGATGATGGCATAGAGATTAACGACTACAAGAACGTAGGCGTATGGTCTGTTATGAATGAGAAGATTGAGTGGGAGCAACAACTCAATATCTATGCATGGTTGGTAGAGACTGTTAAAAAGACGTCCGTTAAAAAGTTAGCTATCGTTGCTATCATTCGTGACTGGAATCGCAGAGACGCCAAAACACGTCAGGGTTATCCCCAATCCCCAGTAGTGGTTATTGATGTTAATCTATGGTCAATGGAGCTTCGAGAGGACTTCATTCGTAACAGAATTCATTTGCATTCAGAAGGATTGTTTGCAATGGATGTAGGAGAGGAGTTGCCGTTTTGTACACCAGCAGAAACATGGGAAAAGCCTACGGTGTATGCGGTTAAAAAAGACGGCGCAGTACGTGCAAAGTCAGTGCATGATAGTCTAGAGGAAGCAGAGGAAGCGTTACTGAAAGCGGGAAAAGGATATGCTTTAGAAGTCAGGGAAGGGGATAGGACTAAGTGTTCTAGCTTTTGTCAGGTATCCAAGTTCTGTAGTCAGTATCAACAGTATTTAGAGGAGAAAAATAATGGTGCATAGTGAACCAAGAGCTTGTGTAGTAATTGAAGGTAAAACATTTTGCGAGACCCATCCCACCACGCCGGAAGGTGTTGCTGGTGCTTTAATTGGAATTCCTTTGGGTCTAATTACATGGGCAATTTTAGGGTTTTGTGTTGCCAAAATATTTGAAAAGATTTTTGATGTAGACTTTGACAATCCAATTGTAATGATTGCTGCAATGTTATTGCCACCCATGATGGTTGGCGTAATTGTTTTATTGTTAAGTTGATATGGTAAAGAGGAGAAAGAAAGTGACTAAGGCAGATTTTATTCCTGCGGGCATCACACCATACGACAACGGCAAGATTAAGATGGGTATCTACTATCAAAAGCCAAAGTATGTAGAGATGGATACAGACATGCTAGAGATTCAAAAATGGTTGATTGGAGACCCTGATAAATTACGCTTTGATTATTGGTTAAGCGTTGTTTACAAAATAGCAATAGGATTTTTGGTTTTGATTGTTGTTTTAATGAATGTGAGGAATTGACGTGAAAGCCAATAGTCATCAAGTAGGAGGAAACCACTATGCTAGAAATGCTATACAGCCTTGGGATTTTATAATTGCTAATAACCTTGGATATCTTGAGGGAACAGCGATTAAATATCTTTGTAGATGGAAAAATAAAGGGGGAGTGCAAGATTTAAAAAAGGCAAAACACTTCATTGAAAAAGCCATTGAAGTAGCTGAACTTCAAGAACTAAAAGAAGAGCATGATGGAAAATGAGTCATTGAAAAATTAACATATTTGCTTGTACTATAGTAAAATACATGTCAAAATTCATATACACAGTTTTGGGAAATTGATATGGGAAAAGTTAGAGATATAACAGGTGAAAAGTATGGGATGCTTACTGCAATTAAAATATCTGGCAAAGATAATTTTGGCAGAAACAAATGGTTATTTAACTGTGATTGTGGAAAAAGTACTGAAGCATCGCTTAATAACGTATTAACTGGTACAACAAAATCATGTGGATGTTTAAAACATAAGCCATACAGAAGAATTGATTTATTAAACAAAAGATTTGGAAGATTATTGGTTTTAAAATATGCTGGTACTAAAAAAGGAAAAGCCACATGGTTATGTAAATGCGACTGTGGAACAGAAGTAGAGGTTTCATATTTAAGATTAAGTAGAAACCATACAAAATCATGTGGTTGTTTGCAATATGAAATGAGGAGAAGGCTTCATTTGCCAAAAAATCCAAATGCTACTGCTGCATGGGCAAGGAAAATAAAAAGGGATAACCCCTATTGTATTAAATGTAATAGCGAGGAAAATTTGCATGCACACCATATAAAACCATACGGAACAAATCCAGACTTAAGAAATGACCTTAGCAATGGTGTAACTTTATGTATTAAATGTCATAATAGTTTTCATTTAAAGTATGGCAAATATAAACACGGACACGATGAATTAAAAGAATTTTTAAAAGAGGAACATGATGGAATACAAAGAACTTAGGAAGATAGATGTATCTAAATATACTGAGAAGAAGAATAACCTTACTTATTTATCTTGGGCTTGGGCTGTTGACCAGCTTTTGCTTGTTGACCCAAAGGCGCATTGGTTTTATCCCGAGTATCAACGCTGGGGCAATGGAACTGTTATGGTGTTTTGTACTGTTGTTGCTAATGATGTTGCTCGTACTGCCCAACTCCCAGTCATGGATTACCGGAATAAGCCTATCGCTGAACCTGATTCATTTGCAGTAAATACTGCTATGCAACGTGCTTTGGCTAAGGCTATTGCCTTACATGGAATAGGATTGTATATCTATAACGGTGAAGATTTACCGCCTGACACTGAAGAAGATATGCCAAAGGTTGCCAACATCTCTGCTCCGCCAAAAGCCGTTGAGAAGGCAAAGGTTACTCCTGCCCCCACAAAGACCGCAGGAAAGCCCGGAGAGTGGCAGTTGACAGTAATGGATACCAATGACGCCAAAGGCTGGCTAGAGTCCCTTAAAGCGGGCGTAGACACATTATTAACAGTAGCCGTCCATCCAGATGATGTAGCCAATATCTTTAAGAATAACCGAGTGGTATTTGATAAAGCCAAAGCAATGGATGAGAAATTCTATTCAGAAATGATGGTCTCATTTAGCAAAACCAAAGAATCTTTAACGAAAGGGAAGTAAAAATGGAATATCCAAATCAAGGAACAATGTGGCACAACGTCGAGAAAAAATACGAAAAAGCACCAGACTTTAATGGTTCAGTCATTTTTGAACGTGAAGTATTGGAGCATTTGATGTCTGAATCTAAGAACGGCGAAGTAGAAATTAAGTTAGATGGCTGGAAGTCTAAGGTTAATACGAAGAACGGAGAGCGCAATGTTCTAAAGATTAAGCTCAATACTTGGAAGCCTGAGGCACAGACTACTAGCTCCAAGGACCCATGGGATGAGTAAGACAGATTGGGAGGCTCTTTCTAAGAACCTTCAACAAGCTCTAAAAGACCAGATAGCGGATAATAATGAAAAAGAAACGGCAATTAAAGATTTAATGTTAATCATTCATTATCTTGAAGCTAAACTAGGTATTTACAAATGGGAGGATGATGGAAACGAGTCAATTTGAGGGCAAGAAAGTAGCCTTAAAGCAGACTAAGGATGGGTATGCCATGACGTTGGCTATCCATCCCGATGAGATACCTGATGAGCTACTAAAAGACTTTGTAGGGGCGCGCTATATGGTTGTTATGGTGCGTCTCAATGACCAAGAAGAGCCATTAGACCGTAGAGAATATGCGGGCGCACAGATGGTGAAATTAGCTGGTATGCTATGTAGAGACAAAGACTTTTGGGAGTGGCTGCATGAAGACGGTTCTTTATTTGAAAAAAATGAAACGGCTTGTGTAGATTGGATGACTAGTTATTTAAACATTAGCTCTAGGTCTGAATTAAAAGTAAACAAAGAGGCGCAGGAAACCCTAAAAGACATTTATACGGGATACAAAGAGTGGAAAACGACAAGAAGTACATGAGGTTTTTAGCGAGCTGTTTTGCTATGAATGGTTTGCTTCAGGGCGCTCCTAATGAATTTTCTATGGAGTACATGGCAAAGCTGTCCGTATCATGTGGTGATGCGTTAATAGATGAATTAGATAAAGAGTCGGAAGATGATGGTATTGCTGCAGTTGCTAAACGAGTAAGGAGAAAACGTGAACCCAAATGATTTATTAAAACAAGCCCAAGAATTAAAGACCCAATATAACGCTGGTAAATTATCCGCTGCTGAATTTAAAGAATTGGTAAGCGATTTGAACATTGCTGGAACAATTATCAAGGACGCAGATTCTTTTGAGCAGGCTCAAGAAGCCCGTGAAATCTTATTGGATATTGCAGCTTTAGCACAGGCAGCTTACTAATGAAGTTACTATACACTTTGCCACTTTGTCTAGTAACAGGATGCGCCTTAATCATTGGTAAATATGATGCCAATGAATATGCTTACGTTAATCAAATCCGTACCACGGCGCAGATAAGCGGTTGCACTAAACCAGAGGTGTCCCAGATGTATATCAACACACTGTTGTTAAAAAACTACAGTCAATATCTGCCAGACAACGACCAAGAAGTAAAACTAATCAATAATTTGTATCAAATCGTAGACCAGCTATATACATTCCAAAATCCTAGTCCAGCATATTGCACTGCAAAAATGAAGATTATTGAGACAACTGCAGAACGTATTCAGGAAGTAACAGGAAGTAAATCAAGATGACAGCAAATGAATTAGCTGATTTGTTAATGGATTTTGATAGCGGTCAGGTTTATAACCATGCAACTGAAATAGCCACCATGCTACGCCAGCAACAAGCTGAAATCGAGGCGTTGAAAGCTGTGGTTCAAAAGTTTTTAGACCATTACGCTGGAGTAGAGAAATGAAAAACATCGCACTACTATGCGGTTTTGAAACAGCAAAGAAAGCCGAAGAGCATCGTAAAAAGATTAGGAACGCTAATCAATATGAAGTGGCAACACTGTACAGCCAAGATGGCAAAACAGAAATGGGCTCGTTTGTGATTTCTAGCAGCGTTGCTGATATGATTATGAACATGCACCAGTTTCACAAAGACGACGATGACTGGAAACAAACAAGGGAATACTGCTCATGAACGCAAATGAACTAGCTGATTACTTGGACAACAACGTGGAAGCAATGTTGATGTCAGAGCAACCGTATATTGACCAAGCAGCCACCATGCTACGCCAGCAACAAGCTGAAATAGAGTTTTTAAAATTACAAGTTGAAGAAGCAATAAAACTTGCTGTAACCGAAATTCAAAAGAGGCAAAAATGAATGAACCAATAGCGTGGATTAGACAGGGCGAATATGGGAAACCAATCATTGTGCAAAATCCATTACATCAATTTAGCTATCAAGCTGAATCAGCAAAATGGGATGATATTCCACTCTACACCCATCCAGCAAATCTAACAGATGAGGAAATAAGAGTTGTTTGGTATGGACACCCCGGGTTTAAAGATGGATTAGGTGTTGACCCAATACCTTTTGCTAAAGCAATACTAAGAAAGGCACAAGAGAAATGAAAAACAAACCTTATGGATGGGTAAAAAATGGCGAATATGTTTTATACATTGAAAAGCCTGACAATGTTTTTAGTTATACACCGCTATATACACATCA